ATATATCTACCTACTTTAATTCCCGGTTGGTCGGAAACTTTTGTTGGGTCTTCAACAAACACTCTATCTTCAGCTAAGGCATCCACTTCATACCATCTATTCTCTAACCCTAAAAATTCCGCTGTCGTTGGGACATTCGTATAATTAGTTCCATTTTTCAATAAAACACTTGTAATCCCTAAAACATTTTTTTCAGGTAAAAACAATTCAAAAAATGGTCTAACGTCATTCGCGCCAATCACCCTTTTGAATATTTTTGTAATTCCATTAACAACTATTTCTCTTTTTGTTATAGTATAATTTACCAAAACATTATTCGCATTAAAGTTTGGTATTTTTAATCTATTTGGAAATCCTTGAGCGTTATATGGTGACGCAAAATCAATATCATAAACATTTTCAAATACAATACCCGCACCAACGACTTGAGAACCTCTTGACAATGTTCCAAGATATCTCTCATCTTCTTTATCACCAAACGCAGGAACTGTAATAGAAAAATCAACCAATGAAACTGAAGGTCTTTGTCCCGGTAATTTCAAACCGTAAGTTCGTGCTATGTTGTAAATTGACGACCTTTGTTGGGCATATTGTAATACAGTCTCTTGAATACTCCTATCTATATTATAGTGTAGATTATCCGCAACTGCCGCATTCAAATCAAGAAATACCGAAAAAACTGAAGCGTCATTAAAATCCTGAATCAAATCAGGATAATATGTTCGAGTATAATTTAATAAGTCTGTCCTAATTGATTGATAATCTCTACTACTGTACGATATTCTATTGTTTGCCATATTATTTAAATATTAATGATAACAAAATCACTCCCTCCAAATGTAGAACCATTAGTGGAATAATCTATTCTTATTTTTGCAGTATATTCTGCGGTTCCTTTACCCGGAAATCTATATATTGACGATTCACTAGTTCCTACAAAATTTTGTCCCGTTGCAATATCCACCTCTTCTTGTGGGTCAGCAGGAGTTATCGATAAACTATTAACTAATAAATTTGGCATAAAAGTCTCAATCGCGTCTCTTATGTCAGATTCAATTGCGTTAAATGTTAACCCATCAAAAGGTTCGAATAAAAATTCATACAATCTTGTACCAAATTGAGGTAAATAATATCTTGACCCCTTTCTAGTTAATAATAAATGAATTAAATCAGCTTTTATTTCATCTGATTCAAATTCGGTTAATTGAAGGTAATCTCCCCTTAAAGAATCTCTAAAAGGAAAATTAATACCATAAGTAATTCCATCTGCCATAACTATAAATATATTACTCTATTTTTTTCTATAAATAGATAAAAAAAGAAAATCCCAACATTAAGTTGGGATTTATTTTTAAGATGAACATCCAAAACATTCAAATGGACTATCTTCAGGTTTAGTTGTTGTGTTTACAATTTCAACTTTAGGTATTTCCACACTTGTTTTCGGTTTTTGAATTTTTGAAATATCCACCGCTAAATGTTTTGCCCCTGTTGATATCGCTTTAGTTCTAACATAATAACACAATGTTTTTAAACCTTTTGACCACGAATGGAAATGAGATGAAGTAATTTTTGATAATGTTGGATTCGACATATAGATATTCATTGATTGAGATTGGTCAATAAATGGTGCTCTATCTGCAGCCATATCAATTAATTCTCTTTGAGAAATTTCCCAAATAGTTTTATATTTGTTAATCAAATGTTCCGCTCTTTTAACTTTTTTAGCGTAATGTTTATCTTCTGGGTCGAGATAGTTATTGAAATTAATATTTTGGATTGAACCCTCATTTAGAATGATTTCATTTTTCAAATCTTCATTCCAAATGCCAATTTTTTCAAAATCAGTAATTAAATACTTGTTTACAATTAAAATCTCACCTCCAACAACACGTCTATTAAACAACGCCGAGTGAGCCGGTTCGGTCATTTCAAAAGAACCTGTAATCTTAGCCGAAGACGCAACCGGCATTTGTGCTGTGAATAAAGAGTTACATACCCCATATTTTTTAACATCTTCTTTCAATGAAGTCCAATCTAAAAATAATTCAGATTCATTCAATCCCCACATATCGAATTGTAAAATACCTTTTGACATTGGAGAACCTTCGAAATATTTGTAAGGTGTTCTAACACCTGATTTACATAATTCCATACTTTCAGTCACTGCCGCGAAGTATATTGCCTCAAAAACATTTTTATTAAGTGTTTTCGCTTCTTCTGATGTGAAAATATAATCCATTAAGTAGAATACATCCGCTAATCCTTGTGTACCAATCGCGATGGCTCTTTGTTCAAGACCACCTTTCAATCCTTTCTCAGTTGAGTAGTTGTTTTTATCAACAACATTATTCAATGCTCTTACTACTTTTCTAACTTCACTAATTAAAAGATTATAGTCAAATTTACCATCTCTAATAAAGTTCTTTAATACTATAGATGATAAAGTACAAATAGCCGTTGTTTCTTCATCTGTAAATTGATAAATCTCATTACAAAGATTGGATTGTTTGATAACACCAATGTTTTGGTGATTTGTTTTTTTGTTCGCATTATCTTTTGAACATAAATAAGGAACTCCTGTTTCAATTTGAGATTCCACAATTTTTGACCAAATGTCTTGTGCTTTAATTTTCTTACCAAGACCCATTTCAACCGCTTTGTCATAGTTAGCTTCGTATTCTTCACCATAACACTCTTGAAGTGGTTTAATTCCCGCTTTGATAATATCGTTAGGACAGAACAAATACCAATCCCCATTATCTCTAACCGCTCTCATAAAGTTGTCCGGAATCCATAATGCTGTAAATAAATCTCTCGCTCTTAATTCTTCCATACCTGTATTTTTCTTTATATCCAACAAGTCCATAATGTCCTTATGCCAAGGCTCTAAATAAATCGCTGCACTACCAGGTCTTCTACCTTGTTGATTAAAGAACCTTAAAGATTCATTAACGATTTTCAAATACTTTAATAATCCACCCGCAAATCCACCTGAAGTGTTAATTCTACTTTCTTTACTTCTAATGTTAGACATTGATAATCCAATACCTGCCGCATCCGAAGAATAAGTAGAAATATCGTTTAAACTTTCCAACAACCCATTACGAGAATCGGAGTTATTATAATGTAATACACAAGACGCCAACTGAGGAACTCTAGTTCCCGAGTTAATCATAATTGGTGTTGCTGGTGATATTAATTGATTTGATAACGAATTATAATAATCCATTGCTTCTTCATAGGTATTTGTCACCCATAAAGCCACTCTCATATACATATGTTGTGGTCTTTCAACTACTTTACCTTGAGGTGTTTTTAATAAATACATTTCTTGTAATGACCTCCAAGCGAAATAATCAAAATTATAATCATTCTCGTGATTGATTTTTTCATCAATTTTTTCTGGTCCGTAGTTTTTAATAACATCAATTAGTTTTTCGTTAACAACACCCAAATCGTATAACTCCATCATAGTCTCCGAGAAACTTTCTTTAGTTACTTTATGATACGAAGAAATCGCAACCGATGACGCCAATCTTGAATAATCGTGATGACTACCAGTATAAGCCGCCGCAATCTCATAGATAAGTTTATCTAACTCTTTAGTGGTAATCAAACCTTCAGTTGGGACCGAAGTAATTACTTTAATAAAAATCTCGTCAGAATTAACATTTAATCCTTTTGCCGCCCGTTTAATTCTATTATATATTTTCTGTGGATTAAACGACGCATCGTCTCCACTTCTTTTTTTAATTTTTAATGACATCATAATTTATAGTTTTTAGAAATCGTCTGTAAATGTAATAGTTTCGTTCAATTTTGCTTTTTGGTATTCCATAGTTCTTGATTCAAAGAAGTTACCTTTGGTTTCAACAGCAATTTGTTCCATAAATTTGAATGGTTGTTCAACATTAAACTCTTTCTTACATCCAAGTTTAACTAAAAGTCCGTCAACCACAAACTCAAGATATTGTTTCATCAAGTTTGAATTCATACCAATAAGTGATACTGGTAAAGATTCAGTAATGAATTCTTTTTCGATTTCTAAAGCTGATAATAAGATTTCTTTTATTCTTTTCTCACTTGGTCTTTCTTCGACGTGATTATTCAATAAATGAATTGCAAAGTCACAATGTAAGTTCTCATCTTTAAAGATTAATGAGTTAGCATTACACAAACCTTGCATAAGTCCTCTTGACTTCAACCAAAATATCGAACAGAATGAACCTGAGAAGAAGATACCTTCAACTGCCGCAAATGCAACCAATCTTTCTTGGAATGACGCATCTTTAATCCAATTCAATGCCCAATTCGCTTTCTTTTGAACTGCCGGTAATCTATCAATAGCGTGGAAACATTCGTCTTTTTCTTTTGGATTTGACACATAAGTATCAATTAAAAGTGAATACATTAATGAATGGATATTCTCCATCATTAGTTGGAATCCATAGAAGAATTTAGCTTCCGGGTATTGAACTTCTTTTAGGAAGTTTTCTGCCAAGTTCTCATTAACGATACCGTCTGATGCCGCAAAGAATGATAAAACATTCTTAACGAAATATTTTTCATTATCCGATAAATTTTCCCAATCACGAATGTCATTAGTTAAATCTACCTCTTCTGCCGTCCAAAAAGCGGCTTGATGTTGTTTATAATATTCCCAAATATCGTTATGCTCAATTGGGAATATTACGAAACGATTTGGATTCTCTACTAAAATTTTTTCCATATATAATTTTTAATTTTGTTGTTGTTCTCTTAATTTTCTTTTTTCTAATAATTCTTTAACTCTATCCCTCTTTCTCTCTTCTTGTTGTTCTTCAAATCCTAAAAATGTTACCGAACTTTCAGTGTCTATCTCAAGTAATTCGTTGTTGAATTTACAATTCTCAAATACAACCCCATCCTTACCCAATCTTGATTTGGTAATTGCAATCGTTGCCAAATTCATTTCTTTTTGTTGTAATGTTTTAGCCACCGATATAATTACGTGTCCTACTTGTGCTTTCTTAATTGAACCTCCCATTTGGTCTGTAGTTACAACCTCAGATGAGATTGAACTTCTATTACCTTGTGTTGCAGTCCAACCAACTAAATTAAGTTCATGACACATCGCCTCAAATCCTCTCATAACCGAACCCTCAGCTTTCCACTCATCTTTACTACTACTTTCAGGAACCACACAATCAATATAGTCTAACAAAACTAAATCAATTTTTGTTCCATCCGCAATCATCTTTCTAATCTGATTTTTTATATGGTTCATTGTAACAGAATCTGAAGGGAGTTTTTTCAAGATTAACTCGTTCTTCATCGTCTCTTTAATTTCGGTAATTTTACCCATCACCTCGTCTTTGTGATTCATTAAATTATCTGGTTCAATACCAGTCCAAAGTGTGAAGTGTTTTCTTTGAACGATTTTAGGATTGTCTTCAAAAAATATTTGAAGAACACTATAACCGAGGTTAAATGCTGTGTTCGCAATTTTGGTTAATATTGTGGTTTTACCCACACCTGTTGGTGCCAATATCACACCAATCTCACCTTTTGCTAACCCACCTTTTAACAACTTGTCAATACCCGGAATACCCATTGGTATTGGATGTCTGAAGTCCTCATCCAAAACACTATCAAGATTGGAAAAGATATCCGTTATTCCGGTATCTCTTTCTCCTACTTGTAACGCTTCTCGAACCAACCCTTCAACTTTATCATAAGATTCAAAATCACCTTCGGTGATGATTTTTTGAGCCCTATCCATCGCTTTTTGAAGTTCTTGTTGTTTACAGAATTTCAAGGCTTTCTCTTGAACGAATTGGGTTCCTTCAAATGGAGCGTCTTTAACTTGTGTTATGGTATCAAGAACGATTTTAGCAACCAGTTCTTGTGAGATTTCAGACCTAACAATTTGTTCAAGAGTATCGAAATTAGGTGTTGATTGGTATTTTGTATAATACTCTTTAGTCATCTGTAAGATGATTTTAAAGTATTTGTTGTCAAAGTAAGAACTCTCAATTACATCCATGATGGTCATTGAAAATTCCTTATCTACTATGATTTGGTTTAAAAGTTGTAATTGAAATGTATTCCCTAAATAATCAAAATTCTTGTTCATATGTTCTTTGTAAGTTTCTCTGTTTTATTAAATAGTTACTTACTCAAATCAATTCCCAAATAATTAAAATTTAATTTGTTTGTGGAAAAAATGTCAGTCAGTTCACGAAGTGCATCTTTCAAAATTGGTCGTATATCAACCGTGTAACGAACTTTCGGTGGGAATAATTTTCCATCAAAAATTCTATGACAAATTGTCTGTTCTCCAAGTTTAATATAAATGTTAAAAATTTCCGGACCATCTGTGAACGATGTATTCATTATTGTTGGGTCGTTTGAAATTGAGTCTTGATTATCCATCATATAGGTAACCGTTTTCATTTTTAAGTTATATTCCAACGCTTCCTTGAAGTGTTTCATATAGTAATGGAATTCCAACGAATTTTTTGCTTTAGGATTAAATCCTCTAACATTGAAAAATCTTTGAACTATGATATTGTCATTTAATGTCAATAAAAATTCAATTTTTGTGCTTTCCTGTTCTCTCATAAATTTAAATTTTTTGTGTGTTTCTTTTTTCTTTTCTTGTTAATTTCATAAATGGTTTGAGGAAATTTACCCAAGCGTCATCATCTTTCGGTAAATACTTAAAGAGCCCGTCCTCCATCATCATTCTCATTAAGTTTTTGTATCCCCTATCTGTTGGGTCAATACTATCGTTTAAAATCTGTTCTACTAAGTTTTTTCCATCATCGGTAATAAGGGGGTTTTTAAGGTCAACAATTTTTCTATTCGTATTATAAAACTCTTCTCCAAGTATAGACAATTTTGTCTTACCTGTCAAAATATTATTTAAAGTTTTAATTGGTTTCTTTTGTTCAATATTTCGGGCACACTCCAATAATTCCTCCACAGTACAAGGTTTCTCTTGTATTTGAGGGAAATATTTAATCAATGTTTTTTCTCCCAATCCTTCAATACCATAAATGTTATCGGATTTGTCACCAGTAAAGATTTTGGTTAGTAATACATTATGGTGGGGAATATCAACCTTATTAATGGTTATCATATCCCCATTCTTATAATATTGTTTTGATATTGGTGAATAAATGGTTACCCTCTCGGAGATGAGTTGAGTAAGGTCTTTGTCCGCCGAGAAGATAATAATATCCTCATCAGTTGTAATTTGTGTATAATACGCCATTAAATCATCGGCCTCATTATCTTTAACCTCAACCTGTCTAACAAAGATTTCTTCCAAATATTGTTTTACACGGACTTTTTGTTGAAGATACGACTCGTATTTGAACTCGTTCATATCTTGTCTTCGGTTCGCCTTATATTGGGGGTAAATGGACTTTCTAATAGATGAATTTGATTCACCATCCCAGAATACAATTACTTTATCGTGATTGTGTTCTTCAAGAAATTTTCGTAAGATATTGATGAAATGGTAAATTCCTCCCAAGTGTTCACCATCATTGTATAAATCTCTAGCCCCATGAAAGCCTATCTTAAATAGGTTGTCACCGTCAACTAATAATGTTTTTTTCAATTTTTTTTATTTATTGATTAACAATTTGTTTCCTCTTTTTTGAATGTTGGTTTGATATATTCTCCCAAAAATTCCGTAAATATCGCCTCCATTACCGGAACACATATTGAATTACCGGCCAACGCAATATGATTATTTGTTGAAAGATTTGTCGATAATAATTTAGTGATGTCATCTTCTCTAACACCCATAAATCTATAA